GTCAACAAGAAACATAAACGATAGGTGGGGCGATACGCCTGGGGCGCTCCCTGAGAACGTCGCACAGGCCCTACGCGATGGTCAGATTGACAAAGAATTCAAGATCGTACACGCAGTGTACCCTCGGCCTCGCGCCGACCAAAGTTCTGGTTCCAAGGCAATGCCTTGGGCCTCGTGCTGGGTCGAGCTTGCCTCCAAGCATTTGATTCACGAAAGTGGTTACACCACTTTCCCGGCCGCCGTTCCACGTTACCACAAGACTCCCGGTGAAGTGTACGGCAGAGGCCGAGGCGACCTCGCTTTCCCTGACACCTGGACTCTTAATACCGCGAAGCGGATGGGTCTGGAAGACTGGGCCCTCAAGATTCGTCCACCAGTTCTCGTCGGCAGTGATAGTGTGATGGGCACGCTGCGACTCGTGCCCGGCGGTCCGACGATCATCAACCGTCACGGTCAACGTATTCAGGATGTTCTCGCACCTTTTGAGACAGGATCTCATCCCGAAGTTTCGCACATCAATGAGGAAGAGCTTCGTCGCTCGATAAGAGAAATCTTCTACGTTGACGCCATCCGGCAACTCCTCCAAGTTGAAAAGAGTGAGATGACGGCCTTCGAGTTTGCGAAGAAAATCGAACTCTTGTTCCGACTTCTAGGCCCCGTGTACGGACGTTTGGAGTGGGAGTACCTTCATCGTGTTATTGATGTAGTGTTCGATCTCCAGATGCAGTCTGGAGCCTTCAGTCCACCTCCTGCCGAGGTTTACCAGACCGACGGTCAAATAGACGTCGTGTTCCAGAATCCCATCGCGAAAGCTCAAAGGGCTGGCGACGCCGAAGCTCTCATGCTCGCCGTCGGCGATCTCGCTCCTCTTTTTCAAGCCACGCAGAATCCCGAGTTGTTTGACAGACTCGATTTCTCAAAGACTGCCGATGGCGTGTACGCCCTCCGTGGCGTACCCGCGCTGTGGCAACGCAACGATCGTGAGATCAAAGAACTGCGCGCCGCGCGACAGGCCCAGACGGAGAAAGAGAATGCGGTGGCTCAACTGGAACAGTTGGCGGGAGCGGCAGGCAAAGTGTCGCCCGCGATGAAGATGATGTCGGAGGGAGGGGCGGCCGCGTGAAGACTCTCGAACGTTGGCTCAAGCACAAGTGGATGATTCTTGTGCATCCTGAAATTCTACAAGCCTACCAACGCACCTTCTCGACACACGACGGTCAACTCATCCTCCAGCACTTGCTGGATCACATTTACTTTACGGTATATCAAGGGACCGACGCCGCAGGCGCCGCCCTGCACAACGCCCGACGTTCCGTCGTTCACGAGATCCTAATGAACATCGATGCAGCGGAGAATCCACAGAAGTATGATGTCAAAGTTGAAAAGGAGAAGGTCGATGCCCCTTGACCAAGCGTTGCTTGAACAGCTTCCTGACACACTCGCTGTTGATGTGGATGGTAAGACTATCCCCTTGAGGGAGACTCCTTTCGTAAAGGAGGCCCGCGACTTCCCCACCCTTGTAAGGGTGGCATACGACGCCCATCGGGAGGTTGGGGCCCGTATCCCCATCAAGACAGACGGGAAGCCTGAGTCGATCGCAGAGTGGCGAAAGACCCACCTCCCAAACATCTACAAGGCTGGACTCTTGGAAGCTCCTCCGAGTACTCCAGAGGACTACGGAGTTGTACGCCCCGACGAGATTCCCGAAGGATTGTCGTGGGACGACGAGCGTGCGAAGAAGTACGCGGGCATTCTTCACAAGTATGGAGTACCGAAGGCGATTGTTCCAGAACTTATGGAGCTTCATAAAGAGGCACTCATCGGCGCAAGCCGGGCCTTGAATACAGCTAAAGAGACTGGCATCGCCGCCCTCAAGGAAGAGTTCAAGGACAAGTACGATGAACGCATGGAACAGGCAAAGCGTCTGACGAAGGCGATCTTTAAGAGTCCTGAGGAGATTGAATTCTTCAGCGAACTCGGACTCGGGGACCACCCTGGCTTTCTGTCCGTACTGATGCGACTCGCTCCTCTGGCTTTGCAAGATTCTAGTGTTCTTCCTTCAGGCTCCGGCGGCGGCGACGGTTCCATGACTGGTGACGATGTACGCAAGGAACTTGCGGACATCATGTCCAACGATAAGAATCCTCGTAACAAGCTCTACTGGCAGCGCGATGCTGCGACGTTGAAGTACATCGACGAACTCTACCAGAAAGCCTACGGCAAGGGTACGGTGGAGATCGGCTAATGCCTTGGGACGAAGTCATGCACAAGTACGCGGCAGGGAAGTTGAAGTCTGGAAGCGGCCACAAAGTGTCCTCGAGAGCGCAAGCTATCGCCATTATGCTGGACGAGAAACGAAAGGCGGGCGCCGGGAAGAGTGAATACAAAAGTCGTGGTAGTGCTTTGAAGCACATGCGAGGAGGAGATTGAACATGCCTGAGTACGGAGGCGTTGACACGCAGCACCCGCGCATCGTGGAAGCGATCAAGACTCTCTCTCAACGTGAGAAGAAGCAAATATACGAGATCGCGAAGATTGTAGGGATGCCTTACGAAGTTGTAGAGTCGGTTGTAAGAAAGGAAGGAAAGAAGAAGTGAGTCGGGCAACCATACAGCAGGTCCGACTCTTCGGTGCTGTCGAAGGCACGCCGCGCGTGCAAGGTTGGGTCTCCATTGGGGAGGCAGCCCACCGCCCTCACATCTATGACGGCGGAGGAATGACAAAATGCCTATAACTGTTGACCAGACATGGGTTCCACGTTTCCACGACCAGCTTCTGCTGACGTACCAGCAGAAGGGTTCTCTTCTGGAGAACCTCCTCGATCCAGGAATGGTCCACCGTGACGTTAGCGCGGCGATCGATCACTTCGAGCGCCTCGGCAACGTCATCGCCAACGATGTGATCAGTCCATTCGGACAGACTCAGATTCTCAACCCCGAACACAGCCGTCGGGCTGTGACGCTGCAAAGCAGCGACGCGGCGGTTCTCGTCTCTGACGAGCACAGCCTGCGAGCGATGGTCAATCCGCAGAATCAGTACACGAACACGATTGTGTTCGCGCTCGGGCGTCGAGCCGACAAGCACATCATCGACGCCACGGTCGGTAACGTTCAGGTTGCCACAACAACACAAGGTGTGTTGACATACGCCGACCTTGCGCTGCCTTCAGGCCGCAAGCTCGGGACAGGTATCGCCATCACCCTCACCAACGTCATCGCCGTGAACGAATTGATGTCGAAGTCGGGCGTCCCGAACGCGGCGGGCGAACGTATCATGCTGTATAGTCCTGGACAGCTTCGCGACATCATGGCTATCACTCAGGCTTCATCGAGTGACTTCACGAAGAATCAGATTCACGATCGTGGCACAATCAACGGGCTACAGTGGGAAGGTTTGCGGTGGATCGAGATCGCCGACGTCATCGCTACCGACGGCTCGACCTCTCTCCAGAGGATGCTTCCGCTAGCTTCGACTACACGTTCTTGCATCGCCTTCCACAACAGCGCAGTCGGACTGGCAGTCGGACGTGAGATTCAGACGAAGGTCAACGAGCGCCCGGACCTCAACAACAGTATTCAGGTGCGTTCTGTGATGATGCAGAAGGCCGGCCGCGTTTGGGAAGGTGGCGTCGTTCAGATTGACGTGCTCGAAAACTAACAATTCGCCGGGGCTAACAGCCCTAGGAGGATAGATCATGCCGACAAATAGGAACTCAACGCTTTACACAAAGTTGCATGTGAACAAGTATCTTGGGGACGCCCGTGACAGAGGTGGTCGGATCTTTCCGATTCCCTTCTCACATACTGTGGTCTCGGGAGAGACCGGAGGCGCCAGCGCAGGTGTGCGGGACACAGTCAATCTGTGTGTTCTGCCCGCAAACTGTATGGTCATTGACTTGATCTTCAAGTCGAACGCCCTATGGGGATCGGCGGGCGTCAATGGCACTCTTCAGCTTGGCGATAGTGGTGACGCCGCCCGCTACATGGTCGCCACCGAATTGTACTCAGCAGAATCACCGCTGCCCACCGAAGGTACGGTGCGGTTCAGACTAGCGCTGGCCGGTCTTCTCTACAAGCCGACGGCCGACACGATCGTACTCGCGGAGTACCGTGTAGCCAACCCCGTGGTTGGCAAAATCTTCAAGGGTTGTTTCCTTGTCATTCCCGGAGCCTAGTTTAACGTGACAACAAGAAATGCGGCGTCCATGGGTCTCTACGGAGCAACGTGGGAGGCCGCAGGCTACGCCGGGGCTGGTCTTGTCGGAGAGTTGATAAACTCCCTTCAAGGCCGCCCCGCCGTAGTCGCTGGAAACGCCTTCGGCGTCTTCGATGAGGTTGACAGCGCGCTTGAAAAATATCCCGACGCTGTAGTGTTTGGCGTCAACGATGTTGGAATGTTCCTGCCAAAACTCGATCACTGGGTTTCTCTTCACACAGACAAGCTGGCGACGTGGAAGAATGCTCGGTGGCTTGTCGCTCGCGACAAAGAGAACGCAAAATATCATGGAGTTGACCCGAGGGCCTTCATCGACTACGACTGGTCGAGCCTCCGCCCTCTCTTTGCCTTGAGTGGTTACTTCGCGATGCAGATTGCCCACATCATGGGATCTGACTTGATCGTGTTGTGTGGGTGTCCGGGTGACGGAACGCGGCGTTTCTTCGAATCTAAGCCGCGTAGCGGCTTTATGTACGGTGACGATTCTCAAGTTAGCGGTAAGGGCGTCCGGGATCAACTTCGTAGTGAAATGGAACGACTGCCAGGATTCAAAGCGCGCGTCCGTAGCACAAGTGGTTGGACACAAAACTTTTTTGGAGGACTCTACTAATGGCTGCCTTCGCAACTTTCACGGCCGCCGAACAACGCGCCTACGCCAAAGTCCTCGACCAGACGTGGGTGAACGCTTTTGCTCAACGTGGAGTAACTGGCACGCTCGGCGTGCGAGTTCAACGGTTCATGTCTCCGACTAACCCAGCCTACGGCGCGTGGGTTGAAATTACTGACGATGCGACAACTTGAGGAGCAGACATGCCTACTGAATTGACAGATGAACAAGTCCTGAGTGTTCTTGGGCGAATCGAGGCGGAACTAAATTCCGCCGATCAGATGCGTCTGGCGCTGAAACAAGTCGGTGTTGTCATCCAGCGTTATCGTGAGATTCAGCCTAAGCTCGCCCAGCTTGTAAAGGAAGAACAACGCCTGCGGGAGATGCTTGCGGGTCTTGGTGCCGACATCGAGAGCCAAAGGCGGGCTGGCGCAGAACGTATTCAGAAGGAAGCTGACGATCTCCACAAACAGATGCACGACCGAATCGAACCTCTTCGGATTGCTCTTGAAGAAGCCTCGGCTCGTGTTGTCAAAGCTGAAAGCCTTGCTATCGAGGCAGAGGCAGCCTCAACAGAAAGAATAAAGTCGGCTTCTTCAGCGGCTGAAGCGGTTGAGTCGCGGTTGGTTTTGGCCGAGGCTAAACTTCAAGAGCTCGGGAATCTAACGAGACGGTGATGGCTGAGGTATCCGGGACAAATGGGTTCAAGGTATGGATTGCGCGGGTGGCCGACGTGATCGAGGTCACAGGCAAGATTAGCGGCGGGAGTCTCGCGATCATTTTGCTTGGCCTTGTCATCTCGACATACTTCGGTTGGATTCATAGTCCCTTTGCGGCCCTTCCCGAGACGTTGAAACAACATGACGACCGCGTAACTCGGGTCATCGACACTCGCACTCAGACGGAACGTAATCTTCTCCTCGTCTTGCAAGCGTTGCAGGGCGAGGTCCAGAAGATCCATCGCGTGCAGCAGATTCGCACGTGCTCGGAAATCGCCAACCTCTCACTCCGCGAGATGTGCTTGCGATGAGCGCGAGGAAGCGGATCACCACAAGACTTGCGGCTGTGCTCGTCTGCTCGCTGTTCCTGGGCGGCTGCGCGGGACTCATTTTTAGTTTGGTCGGTGCCGCTACGTCCGTGGTCGGCGTCTATCAGCGCTATGAAGATCGACAGGCGCAGAAGGACCAGACTGAGGAAATCTTGAGGTTGCGGGGAGCGGTCGAGCAGCATCAGGAGGAGATCAGACAACTGAGCGAGATTCTGCGAGAGAAGTCCGAACGGGAGCGGCGATGATCCGCGCCGTGGTCGCCGAGGCGGCTCTGATTCTCTGGCTCTTCGCCTGGCCCGCCTGGGCCCAGCCCATGATCCATGACGGCACCCTCATCGCCGAAATCGAGGATCATCCCGACAAGGTGGTGGTGCGATTCTATGTCGAGCGCGCGGATGGCTCGCGGGTGCAGGTGCGAAGCACCCCGCAGCTTGAGCGGCATATCGGACAGCGGG